TGTGGTTTAGGCACTTCTACATATTTCCATGCAGTGCTTCGTTTCATCATAGTTTGTACATGCGAAGGTATTTTCTCATTAAGAACTTTTCCTTGCATATCGACTTTGAATTGATGACCACTCCAGAAGAATATTACCTCTTTTTTGGGAGTAAGGCTAACAACCCTCTGATAAAACCACATTATGGATTAAAATGTGTCGCAGGATTATATGCGTTACCGCTGTTCGCTTGTGCCCCTGCTCCAGTCATTAAGAAGCATTTTGTAGGTACTTTTACGATTGGACTTCCGAAAAGCATCAAGAGGAATGGTTTCGCTGTTGCTACTTCTGCTAATGGTCTTCTCAAGAAATCAAGTAATCGTGCGAATTCTAGTACGTTAGGATCATGTTGAACCATTACGATCGGACTAGTATTATATTGATTAAATGTGTGAGCTACTACAGCACCTGTTACATCTGCAACACATGTCGAAGAACTACCTCGATCTTCAAAAATCACAGCATTGGCAGAGTCTGCTTTAACTTCTGCGATGAGTTTATATGTAGAATCGTTACCATCAGCAGCAGTTCTATAAATACGAAAAGAATTAACTAGATTTGTAACAGGAATTGTAATCTTAATGCTTTCTTTATCCCCTGCTGCTGGGGCAGGTGTCTGAGTGAGTTCAACAGAAGGTGCAGAATATCCTAAAGCATTTAAAGAAACTACTTTGTATTTGTACGCTTTATTGTTCTCTAGTGTACTTGTGGATTCTGTTACTCTAGCTGATGTAAGACCGTCCGCTACTGTGGGGGCACTAGGGGCACTTGTTCCAAAAGCAGCAGTAGGCATATTTGAAGCATAATGTAAGAATGGAGCAGCTTTAACTTGAACACCGCCATATGGAGCCATAATGGTTAAATTATTTGCTCCAAAGGTTAACCCTTGAGTTTGCTGTTGTACCATGAATTGATCGTGACGGCCTGAAGATACCGCTTGCTTGATCAGTTCGGCGTGGATGCGAGGTTCAACATAAATCGTATCAGGACGACCAAAATTGGGTGAAGAGTAAACTTCTCCTAATGCTTCTTGAAGAAGATTAGGTGTAGGAGCTTTACCTGCAAGATTAAACGTATTGTTTTGTGCCCCATCTTCGATTTGCTTAATTACACCGTCAAAACCGTTGGCATTGATACCTTCGTTACCGTACCATAATTGACGCTCCACTTTACGTAGAAGACTCAATGTTCCACGCATAGTTTCTTCAGCTAATGCTTGTCGATTATCACCGATTAATCCAACTAAAGAAGCAACATCTGAAATCTGTCTACGCTCAGCCATATATTTGATTTTGACATTTTTGCGTTCGTATGAAGATTGATTAGTCGCGAAATCGTTTTGACCTCCGCCACCTTCAATAATGAAAGGATCTAGCTCAAAGCCATGATCTTTCACTACAACATATTCATGCAATGTTTGACTTACACTTTTTTTAGGAATGTTTTTGAAGAATACAAGTTCTTCTTCGGTGTAAGTTGCACTAGCCAGTGTACCTTCAATACTTTGAGGAACTAGTGGAGAGAGTGCATCTGAAGCAGGTACAGCACCTGTTTGGTAGCCTACGGTTCCAGCTTTTCGGAGGGATTCATTGAGTCGAGCTAAATCGCTCACACTTACCATATCGTTAACGTTTGGAAATTGCATGTCGTTATCCTTTATTTAGAAAGTCCAAGGCTAGAAGCAACGTCTGAAGGATGAAAACCACTATCTAATTTAGCGATCTGTCTACGAATCTCATATTTACGACCATTGTCTGTCGTTGTATCGAGAAGAGCTAAACCTTTGTTCAGTACTTCTTCTTTACCCCAAGATACATCGGCAACCATTTTTTCTGACGCAGGAGCGATTTCTGCTTCAGTTAAGATTGCTTTTTGCATTGGAGTCTCTTCAATGATTTTTAGAGATTTCTGAATTTTCTCATCTTTTTCATCTAAAGAAGTTTTTAGAGTATCTAAAGAGTCTTTAAGCTCATCGATACTTTTCTGTAGATTTTCAATTTGAGAGAGAGATGAGAGTTGTTCATTCATGGCAGAAACACTTTTTACTAAGTTATCTAGTGTTTCCTGTTCTTTGATAGATGCGGTGAGTCCTTTCTCTAAAAGGGACTCTACTGCTTCAATCTCTACTTCAGGTTGGATGTTGTTATTGTCTTCTTGTACTTCAGACATGGTAATCCCTTACTGTTGTGACATACGAATAATTTTACTTGCTATATATTCACATTCTTCTTTTTCTATGTTGGGCATTACTTTTTGGATTATTTTTTTTATTTTTGAGTAGGTTAACTTACTCTTTGGTGTTTTGTCTACTTTTTCTTGTTTTTCTTCTTGTTGTTCTTCTGCTTTTTCTTCTTGTTCTTCTTGTTCTTCTTGTTCTTCTTTTTCTTCTTGTTCTTTCTTTGCATACAGACTTCTGGCTAAGATTTCAAGCGTTGAATCAGGATTGACTGGATGAGCGGTTACTGACACGTTCAGTACTCTCGATTTTGTGATGATTGAGCTGTCGTTTTTATCTCGCTCAAGAACTTGTCCTTCTACGGAGAATCCAATCCTACGATCGCTCACTTCAGATATAGCTTTCGCTGTGTTGTATACAGCTTTCCCTAAATCTGTATTCAAATAGAGTTTACCTTTGAGGTACGTAGATCCATCTCTTTTTTCTAGGGATATAGGCTCTCCCACGATGAACTCTGGCCCTTGTTTATGTTCATAATTGAGCCACCCTTTTTTTAGAAAGTAGTCCCAATTGACTCCTCCTTGAAGTAGGGTATCTCCTTGGAGATCCTTTGTTTCAGAAGAAATCAAACCCGAAATTGGGGCGAATTTCTCCTCTTCTTTGTTTTCTTCAGGCATCGATATAGTAGGCATTGACTTAGCAATGTTTATCGGTGTCCAGCAAGAGAATAATTCAATCTCATTCGATTGCATGTAAACGCTCCTTTACAACTTCTCGTAAATGAATCTCTAATTCTGGTGTCATGATACCACTTTGTGGATTTATACATAACATTTCAAGTAGTTTTTCTTCAGATAGATTGAAAACTTCTGAGAGATGAGAGATTGCCTGATCCACTTTTTTTATTTGAGTAGTTTCGTCTCTAGATATGTATACGTCAGGATTGGCTTCGTTTCCTATTATGGCTTTGCTTGTGTGTACCAAACTCCCCAATGCATGGTGGCTTGGGTCAAAACGCTGTTCCATAATATCTTTGTAGTGTTCTACAGAGCAAACTTTGCTTGCAATTGCTCTTCTTATATTAAGTTCGCAATTCCAATTATACAGCGAAGCAAATCCATCATAAATTAAATCTGAAAAAACTTGATTAAAGTACTTTCTCATTAACACCACAGGCTTAGTATTTACTCCAAGAGTGTACAATATAAAGAACACTGTTTCTAGCCCATGAAATTCTTCAAAACGATGTACTGCTTTCATCGGAACACCAGACTCTTTTATTGATTCATTAAAGAGTCTAACGATTTCGTGGGTGCTGAAAACGCAGACTTCCACACAAATCTGAGAATCTTCTAGTGCATCTCTCAATTTCTCTTGCGAAACACCGAAATAAGTACACA